CACCTGTCGCAGAAGATGCACCGCAGTTACCTGTCGCAGAGGATGCACCTTTGTAACCTGTCGCAGAGGATGCACCGTAGTCACCTGTCGCAGAAGATGCACCGCAGTTACCTGTCGCAGAGGATGCACCTTTGTAACCTGTCGCAGAGGATGCACCGTAGTCTTCATCACTTCTAGCTTCTTTTTTAACTCTGCTCATAGTAAAATCAATGGCTGCCTTTACCAGTCCAGCAACGTCCAGTCTTACACCGACCTTAATTTTTGTTGATGCAACCTTGGAATCATCTTCACCTCTGTCAAATTCACCGCTCTGCTCCACCTCATGGTAAACAGATTCGTTCGGCGAATAGTAACCAAGGCAATCCAGAGGATGTTCACAAGCATGGAATCCACTATGACATACATCTGCTGTTTCCTCTTCGTACTCCTTGCCCTCTTCGTACTGGAATCCACGGCAAGTCATGTCCTTGTTGAATCCTTTGTAACTTTTAATTACTTCTGCCATTTTCCGCAGCTCCTTTCTTTATCTTATCTGCAAATAATTTTGTGGTAACTTTTGCTCCAAATTGGGCAAAAGTAATTATCATAAGTGGGTTTTCTTCAATTAAAGAATCAAACGGCTCTTCTTCCATTGTTTTTACTATTGCTCTGCACATTTCATCAGCAGAAATCTCAACTTTTTTATCCATATCATAATCATCATTAGGCACTAGGTACTTCCTCCACTTTCAAACTCGCATCATCACTTCTTCGGAACATAATCAACTGACTGTCAACATCAGGAATCTTCCAAGGGTCAAGGCTTTCGGTATCGTCAACCATGATAGGCAATTCCACACCACACCGCTTCTGAAACGCATTGCAAATGTCAATCTCCGTCAGAATCCTTGCTCCGTGGTTCATGTTTCGGCTGTAAGGCTCTCCACGGTATGTAAAGTCACAACATTCTTCCGTGTCACCATTCACAAGAGGTCTGAACATCCGCACAGTGCAGAAAGAAAGATACTTGTTCACATCAGCTTCCAGCAGTTCATTCTTCTTCCGGCTGAATTTCTTTAAAAGGTCAAGCTGTGCCTGCACATCCGTAATCTTCTGTGCAATGTTCTTGCGATCCTGTTCCAGTTCTGTAATACGCCTATCCACACTCTCGTTAATGCTTACACTCGCCAAAGACTTATCAACCACAGAAATATCATTGCGGATCTGCTCTTCATCACCTTTTAACTGGATTCTGAGAAGATTCATGTCAGTGAATTTGTGCATGGCAGCTTCTTTCTCAGCAATCTGTGACTGGACAGCTTTGTATTCTTCTGTGTTGGAAATATCCACGCTTTCCGGAATGGAATTTAAGGCATTATCAGCAACTGATACCTCTTTTTCCAACCGCTCCACTTCATCCTCGGTCTTTTTCAGTTCCTCACGCTTATGCTGCAGTTCTGCCTGATCCGCTTTGATATGGTCAGCACATGAAGAACCCTCTTTGGTAATCAGTTCCAATTCATGTGCCTTATGCGTATCAAACTCCGTTCTTAACTGCTCTTTCTTCTCTTCCGGATATTCCTGTCCACAGTAGGAGCAAATCAGAGAGTTTTCATCAAATTTAAGGCTTTTATTCAAATCCCAACTCTTCTTCAAATCCTGTCTCTTCTGCTCATACTGTGCGATACGCTTTTCCAGTTCCGTGATCTCTTCACGAATGGTATCTTCCTTAAGCAACTCTTTCTGATGCTCATTCTGAATCTGATTCAGTGTTGTGCGCTTCTCTCTTCTGTCCGCATCCAGTTTTTCATTTGCTTTCTGCTGCAATGCGCTCAACTGACCTTTTAACTCAATAATTCCATCAGAAAGCTTATCGTAGGAAATCATGCTGTTCTGCGTATCTGTCTGCTGCTTAATGTTCTCTGACAGCTTATCCAGTAAAGCTTTCTTTTTCAGTTCCAGATCCGCAAGGTCAATATCCACTCTCTGACGGCTCACCTCGTCAATACGGCTCGGAATTTCATCTAACAGGTCCTGCAAGCCCTTGGTTCCATTTCTTCCCCTTGTGCCGTACAACTGCGTATTGCAACGCTTTTTTAGTTCATCAACCGTGCCATCCTGCAGAACAGTCCTTAATGCTTCAAACTCCGGAAATTGATTGCAAATGTCATCATTACTGTGCTGACCAAACATATCAGCAAGAAGTGCTCTCTGATCCGTGCCACCTTTCAGAAGAAGTGTCATGGCATTGATGCAAAGTGAAAACTTATCTTTTCCGCATACACTTTCTTCCAAAAATGCTTCAAAATCTGCTGCCTTTTTTGGAATATCATTCACATAGTAATCCGTGACATTGCCGGTAAACTCGCCTTTCTTATTGAAGTTCTGACGGCATACTTTTTTCAGAACCTTGTCTGTACCGCCAATCTCCACGGTAACTTCTGTGGTAATATCTCCGTCAATGTCATTGCCGTCCTTATCGTGCGGTCTGATTCCGGTGATCTCTCTGCCGTTCTCGTCACGGCATCCAAAAATATACTGAATTGCTCTCTTGATTGTGGACTTACCAACTTCATTAACACCGGAAACCTCTGTCCGGTCGTATAAATCAGTGTCCACTACGTTAGAACCATAGAACTTGCAGAAATTCTGCAAAAAGATGTGTTTAATCCTCATTTTTCCTATCCTCCCAAAGATATAAATACAGTGAATTTACAAACATATAGATTGATACCGGCTTGTCTGTCTCGTTGATCTCCTTGTACAGCTCTGTGTTTGGGTTCATCTTATCAACAACCCACTTGATCGCCTGATACACGCTTTTTTCATTTGTGCTGTGTTTTTCTCCGATAATCCGGTAAATTTCAGAAAGTCTTCTGTTCCGGTTCTCAAACATCAGCGTTTCAACCTCGATGATGTACTGGAATCCCGGCAAGTATTGTTTCAGCCCCAGTTCTACCAAGATTTTTCTTATCTTCCTTTCCATTTCCTCACTCCTCCGGCTTTCAGTCTTCTGTTACGTGAATCACGTTGTCCTCTCCGATATACAAGATTCCTGCATCTAACAGTCTTGCAATCAGAATCTCATTCGCACGGACGATGGGGATAATCTGTCGTTTCTGCATAAAAATACTCCTTTCTTAACCATTTTTTCTTCCCGGTATTGCGGTTTACAATTCTGTAATAGAATGCTGTTTCACGGTCAACTTCCCACTCTTTCGGACTGTAAAATATCTTTCCGATGCACCCTTTGACGGTAAACCGCTTTTTGGCACTCATACGGTGTCCTCCGCAAGTTTTCCTTGAATCCACCATACTACATCATCAAAGTTGTTAGCCGAAAAAGAAGTAGCACCATTAATCCATGTAAATATTTTCCCATCTTCAAATTTTGCAAAGTATCTAGGCTTCCAAGGTTCACTGTCGGAATCTCTTACGTATACTTTTGTGTCCACCGCAACGTTCGACCAATCAACAACAGGTTCTACATATTCCTGTTCTAACCATGCCCTAAATTTTTTTCTGCAGTTGTTGCAACTGCTCCATGCGCAATCCTTGCAATTAATAGCAAAGCAATCGCTCAATCTTCCTTCCTTATCAACAGTTATTTTAATGTCATTTGCAGCCATATCAAGAATCTGTTCCGCATACTTCTCTCTGTTCGTCATTTTCCATTCATCCTTTCCAGTTCTGCGCTCCTGGTTAATATCCAGTCTGCGTAATCACTTAATTCTGTCTTTGTAGCTTCGTTCTTCTCTCCGTGGTAAACCATGAGTACAATTCCTACATCACAGTACTTTTCAAACAATTCCGACAAGTAGTCAGCTCCCACATGGATATTGCCGTCTACGGAGTAAATGTCCGTCACTTCCAAACGCTCCATGCGGTCTTTATGCCATCTGTCAGAAATCTGCATCAGACCTTTGCAACCGCCACTTTCCACATCCGATCTTCCGGAAGATTCTTTCTCGATCATTGCCATGAGCAGTTCCGGACAGATGCCGTATTCCTCACCGTACTTTACACACGATTCCTGTGCTTCCTCGGAGATAAAACTGCCGGTTGTCTGTGCCGTGGATGTAAATGTGATGGAGAGTGCTATTATAATAGGAAGAAACAGCTTTATTGTTGTTCTCATAGGCTTAGTACCAATCACCGATGAAAGTACCTAAAGAATCACTAATAACAATTCCGATGCACTTTCCATCACTATCTCTTTTGAAATCCATTTCCACGGCTCTTTCAAGTTCCAATTCTTCATTCTCGATCTCGATGTTATACGCACACAAAAAGTGCACATCCAAATTGTCAGAGTCCAAAGTTCTGAATGAATCCGCACCATCTGTTTTTGAATAGTACACATTCATATCAGAAACAATTACCCTGTTACTTAATTGTTTAAATTGTATTTTCATTATTAAGTCTCTCCTATAAATTTATTTACAAAATAAACCTGTCCTTTTCCTGTTACCTTTGTAGTCCGTGTGATACGCACTGAACCGTCCGGGTTCTGAATGGTGCTTTCCTTGACATCGAACAATCCCTGTTCAACGTATCTCTGTACTGGCATATTCTTAGAGGAACCGTACTTAATCAGATAACCTTTATTGCGCATCCAGTCAAATAACCTATTCTGTCCGATATGTACACCGTTCTGACTAATCAGCTTTGCCAAATCTCCGATAAGAATAGATGTATGGCTTGCTGATACCGCATCAGCGAAAATTGCTTTCGGCTGCATTTTTTGAATGCACTCCTGTTTCTGTGCAATGATTCTGTCTCTTTCTAAAATCTTGTTCTGTGCTACTATGAGTGCCTTTGCCATAAGTTCATCATCGGATAAGGTTTCCTGTCCGGCAATGTATCCGCCATTCTTTCTGATAGATGGAAGAACCTCCGATGTAACCCAATGCTTAAATCTCTTTGCCGAATCAAGTTTGCTTCCGATAATTGCAGAATATAAACCGCTTTCGTTTATTAAAGAGGACTTCATATTCATACCATCCAAAATGGATGATTTGGAATCTTCCTCGTCTATGCGCTTCATCATATTGCTCGTCTGCGCATATCCAAGTTTGTCGGCAACGTCTTTTGCCACAAACCAAGGCTCGCCATCAATAGTTTTTATTCTGATTGTCCCAAATTCATCTGAATTAAATACCTGTAATTCTTCCATGTTTCTCCTTTCTATTCAGTTTTAACTCTTCTTGAATCTTCAAATGCCACAAGGTCATCCTCTGTGATCCTGTATTCTCTTCCTAACTTGATTGCCCCAAGTTTTTTTTGACGAATCCATTCCCAAACAGTAATGACTTTTACCTTGTATCTCTCTGCTACCTCTTCACAAGTAAACATTTGTGCCAAAATATCACTCCTTTCCGTAAATAATACTTGTATATACCTCGGTTTAGTGATATAATCTCCTTTGTCGAACGAGTTACATCTTTTTAACGAAGTATTTTTCTAGAAACTATTTTTATATTTCGTTTTGCCGAGGTATGTACATAGTATATCTCGCTAAACCGAAGTTGTCAATAGTCTATTTCGTTATGCCGAAATATTTTTTAAGAGGTGATATTATGTACAAAACTTTCGAAAAATTGTGTGAATTAAAAGGAATTACACCATATAGGTTTGGTAAAGATACTGGTGTTAACTCTTCTACTTTAAGCACATGGAAAAAGAAAAATTCTATGGCAGATCCGAAGACCTCTCAAAAAGTCTGTGAATACTTTGGAGTATCTATGGACTTCTTAATGGGAAAAACTGATAAAATTGTTTGTGAAGAATGTGGAACAGAATACAATCCATTTGATGACTTTGATTGTGCTATTCACGAAAATGTTCATAAAACTATAGAAGCAGCAGAAAAATTAAATATAGACTTGGTTCCATATAAGGATATTATAAAAAAACGAGTAGACTATAAAATTAAATTAGAAGATGGAACATTTGACTTTGAAAATGATTTGACCGATTATTTGAAAGTGCGATATTCTGATTATATTTATAACAATGTTGGTAGCACTAATCTCATTGACAGAATGGGTTATTATAAGAAATGCCTTGTTGAGATTATCAACAAGGGATTTGTGCCGGAAAATAATATAAATACTTTTGTAGAATCATTTGGATTAAATAGAGATTACATAGACATGAACGGAGCTTTTATAGCCAGAATAAGCAAAAATTATGATGTGATGAAACTTGCTAAAATTGCCGAAAAGCTTCCACCAGAAATGCTCAATATGCTTTTGTTTCAAGCGGAAGCTTTTTACGATAAATATACCAAGGGGTGATTATTCACCTCTTGTTTTTTCTTTTACAAATTCATAGAACCACTGCAAAATATAGTTTTCATTTATGCTTCCAAACATATTTGACAACTCTTTTCTGTATTCTTCATTTGTCATTTCTTTTTCCATCGTAACCACGCCCCTCTCTCTTTAATTCTCCACACAATCTAAAGTAGCGATACATCACATTATAGAACATATGTTCTAAACAATCAATATATTTGACGCACGTTTTTTATTGTTGTAAAATATCAACAAAAGAGGACGGTGAAAACGCCAATAAACACCGCCCTCGCCAGAACTTGAAGTCCCTTGTTTCAAGGGATGTTACAAGTGTATCATGTGAAAGGGGGATAAAAAACATGATAAAAAAAGACCGAATTAAAGAAATATCGACACATCTATCAGTCAACCGTGTAAATTATATGTTAAGTTTTCGTGGGAATCTCCATGAATTTCTAAATGAGCCGGACATGACGGTTTACAAGCTTGCTGATGAAGCTAATTTGCCTTATTCTACGCTTAATTCACTATTATACGGTAATTCTAACGACACAAAGCTATCTACCGCTGTTGCGCTTGCTAGAGCCTTTGGAATCAGTGTAGACGAACTGGTAGGTTGCGGCACTATGGAAGATAAGATGTTGGAATCTGTCAAGATATGCCGCAGTCTGCCGGAACACTCTCTGTACCTTATCCGTTACTTCATACGTCACCAAGCTAAAATCTATTTCAGTCTTGAAAAATCGCACAAGTATATTTCTGTCCTTAATCCACAACTTATGAATGGAATTATCGCAACCACAAATGCTGTGGAACCCATGTGCATAGACAGTTTGCCGGAAGACATAAAATCCAAGGCTTATATCGGTGTGAAAATTCCGTGCGACTACTATATGCCGTTTTATCTGCCTAGGGAAATTATTCTCCTTGCAGCGGATCGTGAACCGCAAGACGGTGAACGATGTATTGTGACCAGTAATGGTGGAATATATATTGTCGTGAAAACACATATAATTGAAGATGGTGTAAGAAAATGTAGATATGTTCCTCTTATATCTCCAAACAGCATACTCCCGGAAAATCTTATTGATGACATGATAGGATATGTGGTTGGTTTTGTCAACAATGACGGTGACTGGGGAATCAGATAAATAGATTAAGAGCATGGCTTTTACACCATGCTCTTTTTGATTGATTTATTTTTGCTTCTAATCTCCGCCCATCGGCTATCACTCCTTCTGTAAATGGCTAGTTAAAGTGGAAAACTATATCCAATGCAACGCAAGGTACATCTATAATCTCATTACCAAGTGATTATGAAGAACTATTAATAAAAGTAAATGTAAATGCAGAAAATAAACAAGTTATGGTTAGTATTCCTAGAATATCTTTATCAAATGATACTGATATTATAAAACAGGGATGGTTTAGCACTTCATCTGATTATGGGGCAGTGCAATTCGATATCACAAAAAATAAGATAAATAGTATGGCTGCTTCTTCTATCGGTAGAGATGTTACATCTAATACATGGTGGATTGTATATTATAGATAATCGTTATTCTTGCAATATCTCAGAATAATTCATTATGCTACCACCACCAACGACTACCATGCCATGTGAATATTCACTTGTAAATACAATTTGGAAATCGTATTTACCATTTCTGTAATGAATATATGCAACTGATGAATTAGTGCCTAAACTTTTTGATGGTAATACTTGTACGCCAGATGAAGTGACATTATCAAATACATTACGAAGAATATAAAAATCAAGAACACCATAATTATCCATTGCAAGAAATGTGCCATATCCATATGCTTTATCAGTATAATAAAAATAAACACTCTTTTTATTTACGAATGGTACAAATAACTTGCTTGTATTTTTTAAATTGCCATTTACATCATTAATGGCTGCATTAGTATCATTGATGTCTTTTGCACCGAATGAGGTTCCTACTTGCTTATATTCGGTAACATCAACAAAAGAAACAGTTCCATCGTCATTTTGAATTTGCTGATATTTTCTTAACTGATTTTTAGTTGTGTCTAATACATCATCAACATAGTTTGTTTTTAAATCTGCCATAATTACACCTTAAATCCTTTCTGACCGCCAAGCGTAAAGGCAAGTCGGTTCTGCGCTTTTCTTTGTGCTACTAACGTATTGTATATTTTTAACTGCAACGATTCTATCCTGTTCCAGTCTTCATATGTTGGAACCGATTTATTCTCTTTCCATGTTTTAAATTGTTCAGAAAATGAGAAAGTGGAACTGTTAATTTCTGCCAGCATAGTTTCAAATAAAGTAACTTCATCGGCATAAATCAGATCTGCTTCAACCTTATCATCTCCAAGATTAAAAGATGATATTTTATACATAGATTCTGCAGTGCTTTTTAGTTCCAAAAGATTATTTTTAATACGGTTATAATCTGTATATAAAAAATAATCTCCTATATAAGTTTCACCATTCCATTCAGAAGACCAATTTGTTTTAGGATCTGCCCACATTATGCTTCCTCCACATCTCCAAACAATTCTATATATTTCTCTGTATCATTCAGCCCCAAATACTCTTTTATATCTTCTTTTGTTTTCGGCACTATTTCTCCGTTTGGATAAAACAAGAAAAAATTACCTTTTTCTGTTCTGAATATTTTCCTGTTTGTCATTTCATCAACATATATTATTTCAGAAGTTTGCGTGTTATACAGAAGACCGTTAATTATTTTTTTCATTACAACCTCCTTATGTTCTCATTGCTCTTCGCAATTGCAATGATCCATTAAAAGCACCATTAAAGTTTAATTTGTGTGTTTCCACTTCTACTTGTAAGCTGTTTACAATATCACTTTCCATGAAAATAATATCAGCAGCTTCCAGCACCGGATCCCCTCTGTATTGAACATCATAAGAAATATTATTCGCATAATAATTCCCAAGCCATTCAGCAACAATCCTTGCATGATCTTCCGTTGAAATAAGTTGGTTTTCACAATACCTTATTTCTCCAGAGTTGTTAATTGATTTCTTTAGATATACGTTATCTTCAACTACTTGCGGTGTATTATCCTCTCCGTTTTTAAATGTATATATTTTGACAAAAACATCTTTTGTTTTTCTTTCTGCGTATCCATAAGGATTTTCTGTCATGGAGTCTTTTTTCAACTCATAATCAGATAAATCTCCAAAACTGATTTTATCAATTAAGACTCTGTTTTTAGGATATGCTTTTGTTATCTCGAAACGAATACTGTCGAAGTTTTCAAATTCATCATTTAACAATGATTTTTCTTTCAAATCATCATATTTGAAAGTCTTAAGAAGTGTATCTCCATTATATGTCGATACTTTCATCTCTTTTGGAGGATTACCCTGGAATGAAATATACAATCCATAATACGTGTATGCTGCAGGAAGTTTTAATGTAAGCACTGGATTCTCCGAAAACAATCCATTTTCCTCAGAAACATTGCTCGTAACATATCCTGTCTGTTCGATGGCTGTACCGGTATTCCTCGGAAGAAAAAGTTGTGAACCGTTTACACGCATAAAACTTCTTGTCAGTTCTGCATATACATTGTTGTTTCCATATAATACATTAGTGGCATTTCCCCACCATGCAGTTCCGTTTGAGGTAACCTGCATATCTGCAGGATCTATAACATTTGCAAAGTTGGCTTTAATATTTACTCTTCCGTCAGAATCTACAAATAAAATGCATCTTGAAGCGTTGCACAACAACTGCAAACATTCTTTGTGAGGTGCTTTCGGCATTGGATTGTGTAGGATCACATCTCTTAAACAATCGTCAACAAAATACTCATCAGGCTCGAATCCTGCATCTTTTAGAATGCTAATAGCTTCTGCATATGCTGTTCTATCGTATATTTTATTTCCTATTGTATAGTTGTCTTCCAAAGTTGAAAGAACATCATTTGCGGTGAAAGACATTTGATTTTTTTTAGAGTTCCAGTCAGTCAAAAGCATCGTGGCTTTTTTATGCCATTCCACTGTTTCGTCTGACAGGACCATTCCGTATGATAACTCCATTTTTTGTCCAGTTTCAAGGAAGTTGATAAAGGAATTATCATCGTCTACATTGTATACATTATTTTTATCCAGTATTGTTACAGATAATTTTCTGTATGGAATCTCCGCTGAAATTCCGTTGACAAATTCTTCAAAAGATGATGTTGATACATCATTATTTCTATATGTCAGCCCAACACCCATTACGATTTTTTCTACTCTAAGACGTTTATTTCCTCCGACCATAGATATAGGAATTATTTGTATATTTGTGGTGTTCCCAATTACATCTGTTGTTGAAAAATCGTGTTTACTATTTGTATAAGTTAATTCTTTTTCATCTGTAACAATTTTGAAGCTAGTTGGGTAATATTTCCCGAAATCTATCGTAAGTCCTTTGATGGAATACTCTTGTGGGAATGTTACTTTTACAGTTTCCATTATGTTTTGTGTAGTTAATGGAGCATTACGTAGCTGGTACAATCCGCTTGTCTCTCTCGGAAGAAAATACATTTGACCGTCTACACGCATATAATTTTGTTCCAAGGTAGCATATTCCGTATATTCTGTATCATTTCTAAATGGCAAAACCTTGTTTCCCCAGTATGCGTAATCGCCGTCAAAATGAGCCGTATTTTGTGCGTCACCATTTACTACACCGAGAGTAATTGATATGTATGCCCTGTCTCTTATCTTTTTCTGCATTGCAGACTTATAAGCGTTAGAAGCTTTTATCATTCTTCCCACCCACAATCAATTAAATTGAATTTACACGTTTCATAGTTCCTATAAAAAATATCATCCAAAAACAACGGCTTACCGGTAGTGTCTCCTGGATACATGGTATATGTATGCCTTACATTGTCGTCCCCAGTAAACGTAACCGGCACAAAAAATGGCTCTAATGCATCTTGCATTTCTTTCCATGTTTCCGCATCTAAACCGTTCCATTGCAGATTATTTATCTTCCACAATTTTCTGCCGACTTTTTGACCGACGACTGCAGCATTTACATTTCTTCCTGAATCAACCGTCTGCGACCGAACTATTTCCATTCCGGGAGCCGGACACGGAAAACGCACTCCGTTTACTATGATGAAATCACTTGGTCTTGCTATCATTGTGTTTTCCTCCACAGAAAAAGAGTGGGAATAAATCCCACTCTTAAGTAATAATTTGTAATCCCATAGCTTTTTGACCTCTTAAATTTGCCCTTGCTATGTCTCTGTCACCGATATTGACAGAGGTTTCTTTTGCAAGCAACTGCTTAAGCAGGTCAATCTCTTGTTGCATCATACGCATTTGCGCTTCTGCTGTGGTGTTAATAGCATCTTTGATTCCGGTGATTTCAACTCCACCGGCAACCGCTGTTTTTCCACCTACTGTTCCGGCAATCTCCGGTACACCGTTTTCTCCTGCCATAAACATTGTGTATCGGCTTGGAACGTAACCGCCAGTTTCAAAAGTAGGAATTTTGCCAAGACTAATACTTCCTCCTGGTGCAAGTTGTATTCCGGCTATCGTTATAGGATCCCATGAGAAATTAAGTTTATCATTTATCCAGTTTGCAAAACTATTCCAAATTTGTTTAACAGCCGCTATTGCATTATTCCACGCATTAGACAATCCGTCTTTAATGCCACTCCATGTCCATTTCTCGGTAGTAAAGTATGATTTTACATTGTTCCACCAGTTTGCAAAACCAATATTTTTCCACCATGCGGTAAATTCATTCCACTTCGTAGAAAGTGTGGTCTTAATATTTGTTCCTAATTGATTCCATTTTTCAGCAGAAAACCAAGGCTTGACAGATTCATTAAACCAGTTTTCAACAATAGGTTTTAAATTTTCAAACACTGATACTAAACCAAATGTATCATTTATGTCCAGTTTAAATTGTGATAGAAAATCAAAGAACTGTCTTATCGGCATTGTTTTTGTTAAAAAATCTGCCGCATCAGAGTTCATCTGTTTCCAAGCGTCAAATAGTATTGAAAAATCAGTGTTTTTTATTGTATCAAAGAATCCACCTTCTCCAAAAAACGAGAAATTTTCATATATTTCTTTATCATCAGGGAAAAGTGCTTCACCTAATGATTTTCCGACATTAAATCCAATCTTCCAAGTAACAGCAGCTATTGCAATTGTAGGAACTATTCCTATGCTTGATCCAAGTACCGTGTCTGATAACTTGTCCGATATTTTTCCCCATATGATATCTCCAACACCAGTAAATTTTAAAAGTCCTATTGCTGTTATAATCGTGGTTTCAATCGGTGCAGCATCAAAACTTCCTTTCCATAGATCGATTGCCGCATCTATGGCAGTTTCTATGAAATTTCCGGCAGACGTAAAGATTGCTGTCCAATCCATTCCGTCCAAGAAACTACCTATGTGTCTTCCTATTTTTTCCCAGTCAACAGAATCTATTGCTCTTGTGAACCAGTCAAAAATACCAGTTACCAGTTTAGAAGTATCCATTCCGGCAACCTTAAACCAGGCATCAGAATCAAACTTAAATGCATATGACAGATCTTCTATGATGTCTTTTACTGGCTTAAACACCTTACTTACTTTGTCAGCCCAACCCATAGCTGTATTCTGCATCTTGTCAAATGCTTCCTGCCATACTTTTTCGTATTCAGCAGTAGCATCCATGATTTCCTTGGTAAGGTCAATTCCTGCTCCACCAGCAGAAGAACTTCCGCTTGAACCGCTGTTATTGTCACCGATATTTAATTCATCAATACCAAGTGTGTAACTTTTAGCCTTTTTTGCGCTTTTTCCAACTTTATCCAGCGCATCTGCCGTATCTTCCAAATTTTCATTGTACCCGGATACACCTTGACCGAATGCAGAAAAGTCGATCTTTATTCCCAGTAAATTTGCCACACTGACAAGCAGTCTCTTAATCGCAATTACAACACCGTTAATGACTGGAAGTACTTTCTGTAATACCGGAATAAACAACTGACCCAGTACCATGCCGGCTTCTTTTACGTTGTTGGTAAACTGACGGATCATATTACTTGGAGAATTTATTGTATTTGCCAAGTCTCCCCATGATACTTTGGACTGGTCTAAAATTGCCAGCAAACGTAACTGCTGTTTCTCTGCCTGTGACATTTCAGAGACAGCTTTTTCAATGCCGTATCTGTAAGCATAGGTCTGTAAGGTGGCATTCGTTATATCAATACCATACTTATACAGTGCTCTTGACTGACCGATCAAACCGGACTGTAAATTAGTCGCAACTGTGCTGAAATCCACGTTAAACAGAGATGAAATGTCACCAGCAAGCATTGTCATGGACTTTGAAATTGCCGTGGTGACTTCTCCGGTCTGCCCTAAAGAGTTGGTAATAGATGCAAGTTGTGAAGCGTACTGCGTAATCTCCTGTAAATTCAGTCCCAGGTTCTTCATTCCGCTTTCAGAAATCAATCCACCGTCTACATCTACTTTCAGACCGGACATTTTACCAAGCAGTTCATTTACACGGTTTCCGAAACTCTGCGCATAATCTTCTGCGTTGTCGTAACCGAATTTTTCAAAATCCTTGCCCCATTCCTTGCCGACTTTGTTAAATGCTACCGTGTAGTAGTTAAATGCTTCGATATAGTCCGTAGTTCCCTCTATGGACTTCCACAGACTTTTAATTCCACGGATCACAAGGAAATATGTTGCGTAGAATCTTCCGAAAGCCGCTGCAAGACTGAATGTGCTCTTCGTGGCTCTTTTTGCGCTTGCCGTATAGGTGTTCAGATTACGTCCTAAAGAGTTTGCCGCTCTTCCGGATGCCGCACCAGTAGATGCCAGTCCTGCAAGTGCATTTGTCATGCGGATAATGTTCTCACTGACATTCGGAGCGGTTGAAAGAGTTGTAAATAACTGCTTCAAATTTTTTGCCAGTAAAGGAATGTTTGTGATTGCTCTGCCGGATGCCACACCACCAAGTCTTGAAATCGAAGATGCTATGCTTGCAATATCCCCTACTCCATCTACTTTAGTTCCTGCCATGTCTGCAGAAAAAGTCTTCAGTGCAGAAGAAATCCTGCTTAATCCGCTTGTATCTATTTTCCCCATTCTGTTAATGGAATTTGTCAATGTGGATATGTTCTTAATACCGCTCGCATTCATGGAACTGGCGGCATTTGCGATACTCTGTATGCTATTAGAAATGCTTGTCAGTTTGGACGTATCAATAGACAAGCTTTTCTGAAAATTCGTAAGGCTATTTGCCAACTTATCCAGTGCGTTACTTGCGTTATTCGCATCCGCTTTTATTTTAATCTGCAAAGAATCAATATCTGCCATACCGCACCGCCTTTACCGCAATAAAAAAGGAAGTGTCTGCCACTTCCAAGAAAAGAGCGGCAAGCTGTGACACCTACCGCTCCTAAAAAAATCAATTATAGAATGCTGCCTGGATACTGTTGTATCCTACTTTTCCATCTTTTGTCAGGTTCAACTTGTCCTGCACTGCAATGGTCTCTTTTCTCGCAGTTTTTCCATACTTGCCGTCTTCGTCCTGATCATGCCCCAAAATCTCATTGCAACGTGTCTGCCACCACTTAACTACCGCTCCTGTGGAGCCAACCTTATAGGTCAGTCCGTATCTCTTCGCCTGCAAGCAGATCTTCTTACGGACATACTGTGTGTTCTTTCCGTCCTTACCATCGACTGTGAGTTTACGACCGTATGCATCCCGGTATCCGTCTGCGTTAGCCGCCTTCTGGAAGTTCTGAATGTTGATATTACAGGTCTCTTCCCTCTGCGCCGGAACAGAAGATACCATTTCAAAGTCGGTATAAAAAATGTTGATATCGCACTTTCCGCTGATTCCGGGGACAGATCCGGAGGATGTATACTGCCAAATATCCGCAAGGTTAATCTCTGACGTTGACAAGTTGGATGTATAACGTGCATACCATACGTATACCTTTCCCAGTGCTGCTACAATCTGGTTCATATCAAAGTATCTATTAAGGTAATCTTTGTTGGTATAGATAACTGGAAGATAACCGGCTTCTTTGACCTTTTGCAAAAATGCAATTGCCATATCCGTAGCCAGCTGCTTGGTGACATTCACTCCCTTTTTGCGGGCATAATTCACGGAGTCATACTCAAAGTCAAACGCAATTGGGCACTTAGTCCAGTACTTTTTAGCCTGAGTGATGCAAAACTCTGCTTCTGCCACTGCCATTGCTACCGTGTAAGCATAAGAAAACCAGTATAGCATCACTTGCACAGCCAGATTGAAGCTAGCTAATGCATTACTCACATATTTCTCATCGACATTATTTTTCCCGTATCCTGCGCGGATACCGATACGCTTGTATCCTGCATCTCTAACTCTTTTAATGTTTACATTCCCGTTATGTTTGGAAATGTCAGGTCCTTTATACAATGCTTGTTTCATATTTTCTCCTTAATCCGGACTTTCCGGTAACCCTTGTTCTCTTAATGCTTTGATTCTCTGTTTCATTTCCCATATTGCAATTTCTTCGTTGGATTCCTTATATTTAGGCTCATTATCATGTGCTATCTTTTCTGAAATAGGCTTTTCAACATAAGTAGTTCTTGCTTTGTCTCCATTTAAGCAATGGTCTATTGCAAAGATTAATGCAGATATTCCGTAATCTCCCCACCGTTGCCATGAATTCCTATCTTCTTCCTCTTTTTTGAGTTTATATCCTTTGTAGCACCACTCTAATTTCTTAGGATTCAGATGTTTGAACTCTTCTATCGAAATTCCCATGGAAAAAGCAAATGGAAAATATTCTTCCCATATTATTTTGTGCCAGTCGATTTCTTCTTGTGGTCCTGCGGCATCTTCGTTACCTTGCTGTCCTCTTTCTCCATCTCTTCCTTGGTCTGCGTCATCATTTCCGTCAGACCCGACAGTTCGAAAAAACCGTCTTCTTTCATACAGTCTGTCAGTTCTCCATACAGTTTCACAAAAGACAGACCGTTTGCTTTCATGTATTCTTTCATTAAAGCATTGGATTCATCCGGTGTAATATCTTCATGGTTTTCGATAAGACCAGCATAAAAAGCCGTTTTGCATACATGAGGAAATTCTGCAAGCATATATCCGCTACCATCTACAATTTCTTCTGGTGTGGGATTCTGTACATTTTTTGCTTTTTTAGCTACATAGCCACCGGAAAGCATAAGAAACATCTTTTGAATCAAATCCTTGCACTCCACAGCACCGAATCCAAACTCTAAAGTATATTCAACATCATTAACTAAAATCTTCTTCATAAAAACATATCCTTTCCCCAACCTTTTGTTGGAAAGGAGCCGCCCGAAGACGGCTCTCTTTTGCTTAAATCAATGTATCATCTACCGTTTCATCATTGTCAGCCACGGCAGTGTTATTTGTTTCTGACTGACTTTCTATTTTTTTGTCAGTGTAATTGCTGTGGGATAACCGTTTTCGTCTTCGGTTACTGCAACAGTGTAATTATCTTCAATCCACTTCGGTACAGTAGCCTGTGCAATCGTAGCAGTTCCGGTCAGATGATCGTCTGTTGCTTCGTCCGGTGCAAAACTTTCCTGACCGATAAATGCACAAATACCCTCTGAACCTTTTCCGTCAGTTCCATACAGGATGATAAAATCGAGTTTCTTTCCCTCGTTTGTCACCATTTCATCCTTGTACTTTTTCTCAAATGCTCCTTGCACTTCCATACTGTTAGCGGCTCTACGACCCATTTCCTGTGTCTCTACCAAATCTTCCAGTGTAGAAGTATCCACCATGTTCTGACTTCCGAACGGTGAAGGAATACTTTTTGCTCTCATAAGCAATTTGTACGTTCCTGCCCAGTACTCACCAGTAGCGGCACTAGAACTAGGCTCTTTATAGGCAATTCTTGATTTTAAACCAGTAGCCATATTTACCTCCAATTTTGCATAAAAAATAGAGCCTTTCGGCTCTGTCAATAGTTACAATATATCATCAGCATCTACACTTCTTCTGAACCGTGCAGTGCTTCTGTATGTGTCCTGCGAAGTATTATTGAACTCCGGCATGGAAGTTATTTGAAATCGCAGACGTTTGAAAAGTCCGGCAACCGTAGCCATGATAGCTTCGGCTTCTTCTTGACTTTTGTTGGTTATCACATCCACTTGGTACGATGCTGTGATTCCATTAACAGACCGTCCTTCAAGGTCTTGTCCTGTCTCTGTGAACGGCATAGCATGAAAGTACACCGTAGGGAATGTAGGGTCTGACAAATCCTTGCTTTTGTCCGTCACATAAGCTTTAGGATGGCTCTGCGGTATCTTCATTTTTAAGTACGATGCAATCTTGACTTTGAAATCTGATACCCACTGATATTCATTATCCACTACCAAACACCACCTTTGCTGTCTGTGATACAATATCACGAAGTTCTATTGCAGTCAGGTACATAAATGGTCTTGACGGCATACCTTCCGTAAAATACCATTTACCGTCATCCGCAGGATAAAACCATCCATATCTTCCATCCGCAAGTTGCCTTATGGTTTTTCCGCTTGCATACTGCCAATCAACACCTTCCGGTAGATTTCCTTTGTACGGTGATTGCTTTCCGACAACACCAGTACCAAACTCCACGAAAGCCGCATGGTCTGTACATGCAACCACCGCCCAAACACCGCCACCTTTTACGGATCCAACATATTCCGAATTGATGCTTTGCAAAAGTTCCGATGTAAAGATAGCATCAAGGTCAGCGATCTGCACTCTAGCAATCTCTACGCCCTTTTCTGCCAGTGTCTCGGCCAGTAGCCTACATTTATACTCTAAGCTATTTTCATAGTCTCTAAGAGCCTTTACAGCCGCTTGTATGGACTTTTGGTCAAACAGGTTGATATTGATTGTCTTTTCCATATCACTTCACCGTCTTTTGCAACAAAAACAAATCTGCTGTCAGTCCCTCGTCTGCAACACCTTTGACAACATAGTCCGCAGTCTTGTTGTCCACAAGTCCGTCATCGTCACGGCCTACTTCTGACTTCTTCCAGATAACGTCCCCTGCCTTAATCGGCAAATAGCCTTTGTCGGTCACAATCTGACAGTACGAACTGGAATCATCAATACCAAATTCTTTTACCAGTACTTCCGACAGCTTATTGCTGATGTTGGCAGAAAAAAGGACGGGTTCTAAAAATTCCGTAATCGTTCCTTTGATTGACGGAATTTTTTCACCTGCCACTTCATCGTAAATAATGTTACCGTTTTTGTCACGGTTATAAATCGTGACTTTTTCTCCCTGCCGTGAGTACTTCATTTCCTGCTTGTTAATGTCAAGCATCTTTCTTCACCTGCTTGTAAATCTGATTTACACCAGTGCTTGCCAAACCGGAAACAATTCCGACTGCAATTGCATTCAGCACATCATTTGCCGGGAAATCCGGAATAACATACATTCCTACTACTCCGAGAATGCCACCGACAATGCCGACAACAACCGGGATGTAGTTATCCTTAATAACCGGAATCAGCTTCGCTCCAATACCGGCAAGATAGCAAATAACCACGATTGCAACACAAGTTCCTACCTGTGAAAAATCCATCATTCCTTACCTCCGTTCTCTTTAATGTTAAGTCTTTCCTCAATTCCATCAAGTCTATGATGTGCAGATGCCGTACTGGCTTCAACCTTTGTCAGCTTCTGTTCATGCTCTGCAAGCTCTTTCTTCATCTCTGAACGCTCGCTTTTCATTTCATTGATAGTATCAAGGATGGTGTCCAGTTTCATGTTGATGCGTGTGTTTTCTTTCACACGTTCCTCAATATCCTTTGTGTCTGTTCTTTTGCTGTTTTTCAGACCAATGTAGACGGAAAAACCGAGTGATAACACGCTTATAATGATTGCTGTAGATAACTCTATAGTCACATCATATACCGCCTTCCTAGTTTGTTGGCACACCGCCCACCACCCTTAAAGTGTGCCGCCTGCAACCTTATTACTGGAATCAGTAACATGGTCACGCACAATCTTCTTTTAATTACAATACCTTTGCAAATGGAAATACGCCAACAAACAGATCCTCGCGGTCTCTCCATGTTCTCGACACTCCATTCTCTGAATAGCTTGCCATGAAGTTTTCACCGGCTTGCGATCTGTCATACACGACAAGATTAACCACAACGGACTGAAATTTTTTCATATCCGCAGCAATCTTCTCTTCCGTGTAACTTTCCGGGTACATTCTCTTTGCTCTGATGTCTGCTTCTGCTTGACTGATAAGTTGTTCCAAAAGAGGATTTTCTTCCAAATGGTCAAACACGACCTCGGAGCTTTCAGAATCACTTTTAGAATCAATATGAAATTGTTTCAGACGGATTTTTACTTGCTCCAAAGTCGTATATTCTGCCATGTGTTACCTCTTATTCATCCTTTGCAGTTACCGTAGTAATACCTGCCTTTACTGCTCTGTAATTAGGATCACACTCGATAATCATAATTTCCTTGCCGGTTGTTGCTTCAATTTCAGAAGTGCCATCCCAAGTAGCATACGTCTTTACATTTCCAAGATAAGAAGGTAATTTACAATCATCTGCTACCTTGTATTTGTAAGAATTGTCGCCGCTTTTTGCAGGGGAAACGCTTACTTTCGTGTATCCATTAGTTGTTTGGCTTGCAGTGCTGTTCACTATCAATGTATCCAAACCGCTTTCTCCTTCGGTTAAAGTACCGATTACGATTCCATAAGGGTTAGGAATTACAGGAATAAACACGCCACTAGCCTTAGTCCACTCAGCAACCGGATCAGGAGTTGCCCACTGGGAAATAGTAATGAATTGCTTTTTGGACAAGCTTGTAAATGCACTTGCCTTTTCTTCTTCCGGAGTTACGCCCCAAAGTCCAGTACCAATCTTTCCGTTTCCAGTAGATACATAAAGAGTAAATACATTATCCGGTAAAAATCTCTTTGGAGTTCTCGTTGTATTTTCCTTGTTGGCAATTCCGTACATATCATCATCAATTACCATATTCAGACTATGCAGGCTAAACAACAGATTTTCCACTTCTGCCTGAGTAATTGCCATTCCAACGAAATTAACTCCCTTAATAGCTTTCATTATTCCTTCATTCTTAAGCATATAAGAGCGCATTTTGGTAGAAGTCAGTGCGGTATTGACAACATATCCTTTGTCAAGAGCCATCTGAACCATGTCTGCAATATCTCCAAGGATATCATGGGTAGGATCTTCCCATCCTTTTAGTGCCTTGAACTTATTTACTTTGAAGTCAATAGCAAAATTGAGACCATTTTCGTTAATGGTCATTTTACCAGTAGACATAACTTCCATTTTTGCGATTTCAGTTCTTGTCTTTACAGAATCAGACAGCCGACCCATATCGTCATATACATAGTCAATCAGATTGCTTTCTCTTACGCCATGATTCAGCAACTGGCGTAATCTTTCAGACTGGTTGATTTTTTCCTTGATCAGCAGCTTTTCTACGCTTACTTTTTCAAATCCAGGTCTTACACCAATAGCAGCCTCGGTATCAAATGCGTGTACCATTGCTGCGGTGGGAAGGTCCATTCCTTCGGAAAGTCTTTCGTACTCTGCTTCAAGGTTCTCGGTCTTGATATCAGGGAAAAGACGGTCACCTACATAATTTCTTGCGATAGAATAGTTTTGGGAAAAATCCAATCTATCCTTGTCTGTAATCATTGTTAATACACTAGGCATACTGTTCTTACCTCCGTAATTTAATCAAAGTAAATGCCGCTTGCTTTAAGTGCGGTTTCGGCATTGGTATCTACTGCAACAGGCAAATTTGCTTTAATAACACGGCCTGCAATAATTACAGAAATAGGCTTCTTTTCGTCATCTGTAATATCAACATCTTCAAATACAATTCCCTTTGCAGAAGCGTTATTTGTTGGAACCACAGTTCCTGCCTTGATAATCTTCTTATCATCTACCTGTGTTGCCATTGCTTGTGTTCCCTCAAAAGTTTTTAACACAAGTCCGACTTCACTTGCTAAAATGTTTACACCAGAAGTGTAAGTAGTGGTTTTCATGTAAGCCATAACGTTTATACCTCCTTGCTTACTGTTCGATTACATAGCGCTGATTATATTTCTTTGCCATTTCAGCACCTTTACTTTCAGTTCCATCACCACCGCCAGCACTACCACCTCCAGGATTAGTAGATCCGTTTGCAATCTCCTGCTCCTTGGCTTGTGCCGCAGCAGTCTCTTTATCAGAGATAATTTTTCCGAGAACATCAAAATCAAAACTGCCGTCATCCTTTACAACCTGTGCCGCCTGTTCTGATGTGATTTTGAATTTGTCAGCCGCACTTGTACGCTGAGTTGCTAAAGTCTGTGCTTTTTCCAACTCTGCGATACGATTATTTGCTTCCTCTAACTGCTTCGCTGCCTTTTCCTGTTCGGAAAGATTTTGGTCTTTCATGGCATTAAACTCTTTTTCAATGCCCTGTAACCGTTCCAGTTCAGCATTGTTTTTGGTTGCCTTGGCATTTGCTGTCTGAACATCTTTGCCGTTTTCGGCAATAACCTTTTCAATCTGTTCATCAGTTAATCCCATTGCCGCTAAATCTTCTCTCTTCATAAATTACCTCCGTTATGTCCTACGTTTTTTTACGGTGCAACGACACCGAGTGACATTGCCGATTTGTACGCTCACGGCTTTGCGAATTTTTATAAAATAAAAACAGCTACCTATTTCTAGGCAACTGTCTTATTTTGCATTTGTTTTACAATTTCCTGTGCTTTTGCCATCTGCTCTTCCATGTTGATAATGTCAGCAGTTTTCCACAGAGCATCAAGGTAAGGTTTGGAAAGGTTGAAAGTCTTTTCACAATCTCCCCAAAGTCCAACCGTTTTGATTGCAATAAGAGGATGAATACCACACTGCAGAAGTTGCAGTAATGTCTGCGACTTGGTATACATATTATCTTGTGGACTGTGGTTAATCTGCACATCAAAATCTCTAAGAGTAATTTTCAGATCTTCTTTCTTAATGCGGATAACATTCAGCGCAACCTTTGCCAGTCTCTTCTCTGCTGTCTTAACAACCGGATCCTTAAGCCTTGCTCTTGATTTTGAGAAATCCCATCCGTTTCTCAGCTCAACCGCCCCCTGCGTATCCCCGCCAGTGTTTCCTTGCTTGTTCGGTATTCCCAAAATTGAAAGTGCGCTGTCTGTTAAATCATCCTTGGAAACCTGTGTCTGCGTTTGGTCAAGTTCCTGCGACATGATATCCACATCAGACTTATTGTCTTTATTTATTGACTTTACAACCAACGCATGGTTCATCTTCATTTTTTTGAACTCTTCTTCGTCAATCTCGCAGTTCACAAATTTGTACCATGCCTGGATAAACTGCTCTATGCCGTCCATTCTGTTTGACTGCGTATTATTGATTGCATCCAACAGATCTATAACAAGTTCAATATCAGACAACCGCTCATGGTTGTTCGGAAATTCTACAATCGGAATACTACCAAATCCATGAAGTTTCCATGTATCAGGAACAACCGCACTGTTTTTTATCTTACATTCATGGGATTCCGTGTAGCAGAGTTTGTACCACTCGCCATTTTCATCTTTTAATTCCTGTACTGCCAAAATCGGTTCTTCGGAACTGCGGTTGTAAATAACAAACGTGTTCAGAGGATTAGGTGCAACCACACGGATAGGCACATCTCCATTCACAATCTGAATAGCTTTGAATGATGTTCCGGTTGCCGACTGCCACTCACCAGCTTTTATGTCTTTCTCATGCTTATTTGCATCTGCTAAGTAATCATTCAGTTTATCTACTGCCTTATTTACAGCTTCATCATCTTTTCTGCTGACAAACTGAATAGGCTCTCCGTAAGTCTGAGCGACCTTGAATTGCACCCATTCAAAAGAATGGTTCTCTACTACTCGATTGGTTATATCCTCATTTGACAGCTTTGTTCTGTATAGTACCGGCTGATCTCCTTTGTAGTACTCCCACAAGTACTTGATAACTGACTTATTGTAATTAAAAACACCGATGCAATCGCCAATAACCTTTACAATGTTGCCTTCGTTTATCTGCTCTACATCCGTATATGCAATTTTTCTACCGTGACAACCCTTTACAAGGTCTTGAAATTTCATAGTGTTCATATTTTCACCTACATAAATGTAATTCCGCTGCTCTGGTCTCTTTTTGGAAGTTTCTTGATCTCACGTTCTCCGGTCTCCGTATGGTAAACAACCATCTTATCGCAATTCCGGCACTTATATGTCTTGTCTATATGCGATTTTGCACTACATTCACCGACCAACCGTCCGCATCCAGGGCAGTACACTCTAATTTTTTGGTTAAAAATCATAAATACCTCTTTTCTGCGCACAAAAATACCGCCCACATAACGTAGACGGTATTCCCGGCTGTTTGCCTTTTAGGAGGATTAGAAAGCATCTTAAATATTTTCGTCAGTTTAACATTACCATTTTTTATATATGACATTCAATGACATTGTTCATTCAAATACCCTTCTCCGTATTTCTTTTCAAACTGTTTCAATGCAGTTCCGTGAAGTCTGACAACCTGTCTCCATGAATATTTCATTTCTGTTGCGATCACTTCAAAAGTTTTCTTTTCGATGTACCTTGCGAACAGAATATTGTATGTGTTTTCATCTTCCATGCTGTCTATCTGCTGTATGATTTTCTCTTTTTTATCGACAAGTTCGTCCACCATGCCATCTATTTTCCGTTCCATTTCATCAATTTTGGCATATTTTGTTCCTATTTTGTCAAAATTCGGTGTAGTCTGTACCCTTTCACCGCTTTGCGGAGCAGATATACTTGCTGCCATATCTTTGAGTTGTGCGATTTCCGTGAGTTTATTATTTATCATCCGATTAAGGCGGCTTATCTGCCCTAAATATTCTTTGGTTGTCATATCAATACCTCCGTCCGAAAGAGAATGGGTTTTGAATTGCTTCTACTTTTGCTACCCTGTTTCCGTTTGTAATTCGCAATGCAAAGTTTGAAAATACATCAGGCACATCATCTAACTGTTTTTTTCCTGAAACAGAATACCTTTTCAGTAACGACATCATTACACCGTATGGTTCGTTAGGCTTATACAATGATGGATCTTTGAATATTACGTGTTGTAAAATCCAGTTAGAGCACTGGAAAATTCTTGCTTCTTTGTTTGTCTCTGTCGGTGTGTCTGTGATGTTGCATATCCATCCTTTACTCTCTACACGCTTATTTACTTCCATTGCCACACGGTCACCGCCGGCATTACGCTCAAATTCGCACTCTTGCACTTTATTATTAACAAGTACATTTGCAGCATTTTCATACTGCATCTCATAATCTGCAGTATTGTCACAAACAGCATCCACGCAGTAATAATCTTCTCCATACTTTTGCAATACCGGAAGAACAAAAAAGTCGGTTCCTTTTCCCTTGGTATCGCATTGCCCGGTAATAATTTCCGGTTCCCCATGTGGCAGATTAAGATAACGTCTGATTTTTTCTTCTGGAAATAACAATCCCTCACGTTCAATAGGCTCTTGCTTGTAAAGACACCTATAAGAGATTTCATCCATGAGTAATTGTTGATCTTCAAAAAAAGCAACCGTAAATCCGGAAAATTCGTAGTCAAAATTGCTTAATCCTGTTTTTGGGTCAATATCCGGCACTGCAATTACTTTTACTCTCGGATTCCCTTCATACATATTTTGGATCCGACCGATTACATCATTTACGCTCCACCTGGTAGCAATATGGATCTCTTTGCAATTCTTTCCGTCAGTATCTTGTGTCTTTCTTTGCCTTGCATCTACCGCATACTTGTCCCACAGTTTATCCAAAATTATAGGATTCATAGCTTCTTCGATGCCACCGATCATGTCATCTACGAACAAAAACTTAGATGCACGTACTTTACCAGCATTTTTACTTCCTACGGATGTGCACTGAACGGATGGAAATGGTTTATATTTGCCGATGTTAAACTGTTCCATTTTTGCGTTAGTACTGGTAACGGAAAGATTTGGGAATATTTCATTCCAAGTGTACTCGTCAGAATTTGTGCAAATATCGTACACACCGTCATAGTACATACGTGTAATGTCTCCACTGTGGGAGTAAAAAAGGTTAAAATCTCTCGGAAACCATCCTGCAACCAGCGCATTTAGCATTTTCTCGACCGTGGTTTTTCCAGCACCAGGGATAAGAGACACGCAGAGGATGTCGTATATATCATCAATCATTCCTTGAATGGCATCCATGAGACCGATTTTCAGAAATTGCCTTCTACGTGGCATATAAAACCGTTCTCTTGGTTCTCTTTTCTTTTCCAAATAACGGTACGCACTATCCACAACCTTATTTTGTGCTTCTAGCAGAAGAACATCGTACAATTTATCTGTCAATGAATAGTGCGTCTTGTTTGCAAAGGAATACTTTTCCAAATCCCATATGGTTCCTCCGGTTTTTTCCATGCAGAAACGCTCTACAATGCCTTTAGAACGGTTTGTTATCTGTAAGCCATAAGTTATATCCTTTTCACCGTTTATAGCCACTCTACAGGCTTCTATGTACGCATCAATGACCTGTTCATCAATTCCCTTGCGCTGTATGTAATTGTCATAGCTGTTTACTGCCGATATAAGGCTCTGACTTGCCAATATAAAAGAGCCTCCTTCCCTAAAATTTTGGAAACTTGGCTCTCTGCGTAGGCACTCTACGACTGGTGCTCTGAAATGCTATATTTATCTGCCATATACGGCATTATTGTTCCACTCGACTTCCTGTTCATCAAGATATTTATGGCGTACCATATACCTCTGTATCTGCGATTCCGGGTAATTTACAATCTGTCCTGTCGTTCTCACATACACATCATGGCTTGCTTCTGCTCCTAAGAGTGATTTACACCAGCTTTTAACCACAACACCTATCTGATTTTCCTCGACAACAACAATATCTCCGAAACAAAATTTCATCGTTCTACTCCGATTATATTGATTTTCCCACACTTTGGACATTTGATTTCAGCCTGTCCGTTGAATTTACCTAACAGGCGGTTGCATTTGCTACAACGATGTTCGGACAGTTTTACATAAAAACATTTTTTCAAAGCTTCCTCGTCTTCCTTTGTATCTGCCACTACAATCGGGTCTTCTCCCAGTGTTGTACATTCAATTTTTACATTTTCAATATTACCGATGTTTTTAGGTGTGACCTGTCGAAACGCATCACGTTCTATGCTCTCAATTACTGCCGTCATACTCATTTTTTCATCCACCTACTTTCATATCAAGCATATATAATATTTCCTGTTCGGATACTTCTTTTGCTCCTTCTCTAACATGAAACAGTATTTCCATTAGTTGTTGATTATCTTTATCCGTCATTCTGTTTTTATCAATTGTTTCATCGATGCAGTAATATAAACAATTCCCATATCCAACACCTAAACGATTTCCATAAAATGATTTTCCAACAATATCATAATTTTCAGTTTTTAAAATATCGTGCTGATAATCTAAATCGCACCACTTTTTATTATCTTCCAGTTTCTCTTGAAGATATTTTAAGAAATCTACTACTCTTTCTTCTCTATCACTGATGTATAATATCGTGTCTTTCATTTTATTTCACAATCCTTCTGCTTTCTTCCATCACTTTACAGTTCCTTGCAAAATCTCTTTCAATAAAACTTTGCGGTATCCTTCCAAAATTTTCCAAAGCGTACTTATCTACCGCTTCTTTTGAAACATCTATACCAAAATTTATCAATGCTTCTTTAGGTGGCGATTGATACCCGGATAAAGGATTATCAATGTTATTCATTCTTCATCCACTCCTCAAACTCTTTCCGGCATTTAGGGCATAAGTCAATTTCTGCTTCTTCTGTGTACAAAATAATTCCAAAATTGTCAAGCAAACTATCAAGATGGTAACCTTTTTGTATTTTTGACTTAATTTTCGCTTTTCCTTTTCTAATAAGTGTATTCTTTATTTCTACTCCGCACCTATCGCAAGTGTTCCATTCTTTGATATGTTTCATTAGTTACACCTCTTTGTATGGATTGAAGAAGTCCTCATCTTTTCCAATTCCAAGATGCTTTTTCAATGCAAAATTTGTTATCCGTTCCCAATTAAACGAATTACTGACAATATAACTTGCAAGTTCTCCATCTTTCCATCCGTCCGTACTTGTCATAGAATCATAAATCTGCTTATATTCTCCGGTCAATTTGTTAAATTCAAGCCAACCCAAGTCAAGAGAAACACCATAATTGTAAAAGCCTTTATCTGACCATTTGCTGACATAATACATTAACTGCTTATACGAAAATCCAAGCCTTTCAAAAATATTACCAATAGTTCTTATGCTAAATTCCCGATCGCTCGAATGTGATTTTCTTTTCTGTTCATTCACGCAAGCTCTGAAAAATATTTCTTCTAATGTCTTCATTCTTACACCAACTTTCTACCACACATCGGACAAAACTCAATATTGAAATATCCCATAGCCGCTGTATTTGCAAAAATAACAATGGCGGGTTTATTGTCTCCGAAATTCTTCAAAATCTGTGCTTCTGTCAATTCTGTTTCATTCGCACATTTATGAATTTTAATGTCTTCTCCGCAGATTGTATTTTCGTCATGCCACTTTTCACAAAATTTACACATGCTTATTTTTCAACCTTTCCATTAACCGTTCACATTTATCAAGATTTTCGCAAGTAATGTTGTTTAAGTATTTTTCGCTTTTGTCAGATACTGTTGTTATATTCATTTGTATCAGTTTCGGTTCAAAATCTTTACAATACTGACAACAATCTTGAAGAATAAGGTGAAATCCATTCATGCAAAATTCCTCCGTAACCCATGCAGACGGAATCGAACCGCCGACACACATCCTATGCGGATGCCGCTCTTCCACTGAAGCTATGCATGGAAATCGCACCGTAAAACCTTTTATGGCTTGCGCTTGCCATAACCAAATGTGCACCGCCTATTTGTCACTGACTATCCACAATCTCACAGTCTTGTCTTTTCTCTACTTCATAGGCTTGGTTTTCACTAAACATATGTGGCTTACGTTTTAGCTAGGGAATAGTTGCCGTGGGAGTTGAACCCACCCGACCCAAACAAGGTACGACTACTTTTGAATCTGCAAATTCTACTCGCAGAAGTGTTTTTCGTTGACCGATAATGAGCAACTACTATCCATACATCTCCCATCGACCGGAACTATTGCAGTAGTACCCGACTAAGTGGAGATAAAGATAAACACGCCCGGAAAGCATCGAACTTTCGTTAGAGGTTTTGGAGACCTCTTTCTGACCAACAGACAGACGTATATAAAGTTTTCACGATTTTTTGAAACTTGAAACGGTCAAACTTTTTCATTGCTTTCCAAAACAAGAGGATTTGCCATTATCTCAACAAAGCTACTTACTAGTATTTTCACTTCTCAATAATGACTGCTGGTCGAATCCTTCATCGACGCACGCCGTACACAAGATTCGAACTTGCAAGCCTTTTACAGCCAACGGTTTTCAAGACCGCTCCCTCACCACCCGGACATACGGCAAATATAGCAGTGTAGTGGAACTGCTATATCCGAAATTGCTTTTGCCACTACTTTGTACAATCTCATGCGGACTTTCTATACCGCTTACGGCAAACCTTTTCCCAGGTTGATTGTCGTAAGTTTAGCGCAGATACAAGGACTCGAACCTTGACAGCATTTCTGCTGGATAGCTTAGCAAGCTACTGTGATACCATTACACCATATCTGCAAGGGGAGGTTTTTTACTTGGTTATCATCCCACCCAAGGATCTTTTAGTCAGCCGCAATCGGCTCTATCAAGTTCCCATGAGATAAACATTAACCGGTGTATTTATCCCCTATGCTTCTGTAATAAGCATACTCGGAGTGTACTTGCAACAACACCTATTGGGATGATGGGACTTGAACCCATGACATACTGTGTATAAGACAGCCGCTCTCGCCAACTGCGCTACATCCCAATGTGCGTTTCCATAAGCTGTATGCCTACATTTAAGGCGCTGACACAGCGCAACACTTATGGCTATTTTTATTTTTGCAGGACATCCGCCAGTTACCTGCTAGCCGGTTGCGATCCGACATCGTGGGGAAAGAAGGAGTCGAACCTTCGGTGTTTCTAATGTCACGGTTTTACAGACCGCTGCAATCGCCACTATGCATATTTCCCCAAAACCTGTGCCGTATAACCACAGATGAACTTCTGGCATATCTATCTGCTACCTACCGACTATTGCAATCACGGTATCGTCTTATCACCGCAGATAAAGTTTTCACCGCTATATAGTTGCAAGGCTTCAAGCGGTTACGTGGAATATAGGTGGGTGAGGATTTGAACCTCACAAAATCAGTTTCTGAAAAGGTGTTGTTGCTGGCTACGGGTGATCGTCCGCCTGTCACTCGGCAATACTCTTACTGATCGGCTTCTTTGCCTGCAATACCATTCTGCCACCACCTACGCCCATTTTGTGTCTGCAAGGGCGGTGCAGTATCTCTGTTGAGCCACATACTCTTCTAAACTGTTGTATGGTACAAAACAGATGCAGATTAAACCCACAACGGTATTCTGCAAAAACCGGGCTGTCATAAACCGGTTAAACCCTCACGAGCCTTGTGACGGCTCTTAACAGCATTCCGCTATGAGGTGAAAGGAGTCTTCCATGTAGATGGAATATTCGCAGATGGCAAAGACCGAAAGAAGAAAACATCTGCGAAACAGGACTACCAGGATTCGGACCTGGGGATGCAGCAGTCAAAGTGCTGTGCCTTACCGCTTGGCGATAGTCCTAAACTCCGGGAGAGAGACCATCTGCTCCCGGATTATTTCCGTGAAACACCCTATCTTTATCTAAAAAATTGTCTCGCCTGTGTACGGTACTTTGAAAAACTTGGTGTTGTCGAACGCATATTTCCATTTTTCGTTTCCCACACACAGGCTACATACACTCTTGATGCCTTGATTTCTCTGCCACATATCCAATGCCAACACAACACCGGATATTCGGCAATAACAATGGCTTTATGAATTTAATCCATTCAACATTGTGATATGGGATAATTCGCATAATCTCCGGTAACCACATAAATTATACCCACATAAAAGTTATTCCAAAAACAAGAAACATTGCGAATGCAAATAAAATTATTCCGTCTAATGCTGTTTTCTGTTTAGGAGCATCAAATGCACTTGCTATTGTGAAAAACGCCATTACTGCGGTTGTCATTATTTTTAAAATCATGAATCCAAGCATTTTTTCTTCTTCCTTCCTTCAATTTCATCGATCATTGCCATTACCAGTGCTTTAGCAAACTGGCTATTGTTGTGCATTTTAATCAGCAGATTTCCTTGCCGGATAAGATATTCCCAGTCTTCATCCGTTTTCGGATTAGCGCACTCTTTATGGATTTTCCAAACCTCTGTGTAGATCTCTTTAATCTCCGGTGGCAATTCACATTTCTCCTTAACTGGCAAATCTTCTTTAGGCTCTTTATCAAGCCTGCTCTTTTGGTGCTCCATCTGACAGCTAACCATTTCCGTAACATTCTCACGGTCTCTCTTAATTCCGTGACCTTGCAGAAACAATTCGCATTGCAGCACTTCACCACATTTTGAACATTCATCTTTAATCTCTTTTCCGTAGATCTGCATAAGTGACCTCGATCATTGTAAATTCATACAGAAGTTGCAAAATTCTTAGCAGTTTGTGGATTATGCGCCCTTGATCCTGCATCTAACGTAGGAATTGTTGCAACTTTACTTAAATCCTCTTCCACAGAAACTTTTTCATCATTGTATGTTTCAGATTCATGTTTGCAAAGCGGTATAGCAATTTCAATATTTGGCGGTATTTTCCAATTTTTTTGAATATTCTCAATGCTTCTTTTTAAGTTTTCAAAAGATTTCTTTAGCTTTTCTTTGTCTGATTCAACCAGTTCCAAATACTTGTCCAGGTACCACTTAGCTTTCCTCACATCCTCTACACCGTTTTTATTCTCATGCCGGTAAAGATATTTAAAAGCATTGCAGATGCAGAAGTTCTTTACAGCTTCAATCCCCTGCGTCTCAATCATCACATCTATGCACTCATATTTTCCTGTCTCATAATGGCTAGGGTGATTTACGTTGTCTGACATTTCTGCGTTCTTCTCATATTTATCACAACCATGACTGTATTTTACAAAAGCTGTCACGTATTTACTATCTCCGTTAACGCATACATAACCTGCCGATGTATTATATATTCCGTATTTGCAAGTGCCACAACATCCTTTACACTGATTTTCCATTGCGTATCTCCTTAAATGGTCTTTTTATTTTTGAGGGAATTTGAGGGACTAAGTAGGGGCTGTTCGCTGATTCTGTCAGACCCCCTCCCCCATCATCACCAACATATTTCAACTATGCGCAAAATTCGTGCTTCGCGCAGTCTTTATTGACACGTCCTTAACTATCCCATATTTCCGCACGTTTCCGCTGTTGTTGCTACTCATTCGCATCTGCTGTATTATCTCCATACGCTCCGGAATCGGTCAACATTGATGTATTTTGTCCAAAATTTGTGTCTAATCGTGGAAGTTGGTCGGCTGTCCTGGTTATCTTGTGTACAATCTCTTGCTGTGTGGTCTGTTTCCGCCCGTGGTCGTTGTTTAATCGTTCCGTTGCTCCTAGAGCATTCCGCAGGTTAAAAGCAACAAGTTGATCGCAATCTGCATCATCTAACCAATTTACAAAAGCTTTTCTGACCTCGTCCATGCTCGATGTACTTGATTTAGTCCTCCAGGCACTTAAAGCCTGTTTAGATATCCCTGTTAATATCTTAAATGTATCAGCTGTAGCAGTCATATCATAAGCGTTGGCTAACTCTCTAAGATATAAATAAACCTCATACAACAGATCTATGTTGTACGCATTGTAGTTAGTTAGCATTTGGTTGATACTATTATCCACTACGTTTTGGGGTATATCTTTTAATACATTACTAGGTCTTATATAATTGTTATATATATATTGCATGGCACCATTAAAAACCGGTTGCCGTTGTGATCTCATGTCATCGATGCCATAAGCTGCACAATAATCGTCAAAGTATTTCCGGATATTTTTTTTAATCTCGTCAATGTTTGGAATCTCTCTGACGTCCTGCACCGCTCTGCACCTCCTTAAAAATCTGCAATAAAAAAAACACTGAGCATCACTTAATAAACCCATGTTTTTTGATCTCCTCCACAGATCAAGCAAAAACATAAATTTACAAAAGTGATCAGCTAGTGACTTCTGATCGGTTCCGGTCTGTCGGCTCCGGTGGTCTTGGTTACAATCTGGGCGGCTGCATATCCAAAGGGGGTTGAATTTGCACCGCTGTCACTCGCACCGTGTTAACGTCGGCTCCCTAACTGTTTTTATCATACCATAATGGTTATTTAAAAATCCACAACATAATATCACAACCTTTTACGCATTTGACAATTTGTTACGGTGGTATGTCTGCCGGTAATACTGAGCAAATAAAAATCATGCGATTAAAAAATATCATCCGGTTAAATTTGACAAATGGGATTATTTAACAGACAGACAGGTAATATTTGCAGATGGGCACATGGTGGCAGCCGGTCGGCTCTAGTATTTATATATACTTGGATATACAATGTCTTTCTACTCTTATTTACTTTTATTTTATCTAACCTTTATTTTATCTAATCTCCTTTTATTTAATCTGCGTCTACAAAATGTCTACAATTTGTCTACAAAATTTAGCACATTAAAATATCGCAGTGAAAATAGATCAAGAAAAGCAGGTGTAACAACCTGCTTAAAATATTTGACAATATGGGTGTTGTGTGCTATGATTTTAACAGTCTCACAGCGTAGATGGTCGCTGCGATGGTTCCGCTGCCGATTCTGGCGGGGCAAGTGTTGAAATAATTATGTTTCTTGTAAAACAATTATGTTTTTATTTGTTTTGCAATGTCTTCCGGTGTGGATGGATGCCGGAAGATCTTCCCACCAAATCCGGGAGGATAAAGGATTGAAACAATTGTAATTTTCATTATTCCACAGAAAAAGAGAGAGTTTTTAAACTCTCTCTTACTGTTTAATCTCTATTATCTTTTTTGCCCTCTCCGTAACACTCATAAAAAGCATCTGTAAGCCGTCCGAGCTGGTCCGGTGTAAGCTGGTCTTTCAGGTCATCCGGTATCCGGTCATAATTTACCCGGAATGTATCGCCACATCTGCCAATTTTGGAGGATTTTTTTACTTGCTCCAATTTATACATCTGTCCGAGTTCTTCCAGTGTAATTTCTCCGCTTTTTACAGCTTCCCGACCCTCTCTTGTTAAGATTTTTAATGCTTCGTCTTTTCTTACCATTCCGATTCCATTAATTCTCATAATTTACCACCTTTTACCTTTCTTTTAAGCTATTTGTTTACTTGTTCTTCTGATCCGTTCCGCTCTCGCTGTGATCCGGTCAATTAACACCCTGTCACCGTATGCGGTTTTGCTGGCTAATAAATCCGGGTCTGTAATGCTCTCCAGTGCTTGGAGCGTTTCCGCTTGCACCGTCTCCAGTGCTTGGAGTTCTGCCCGGTTAAATTCTTTCAGCCGTTCCGATTCCGTTGTTTCCAGTTGATCCCGGTAGTACCGGAAAAACTGCCGGACGTTTGAGCGGATCCGGGCGGCTTTCTTTGCTGTGATCTGCTCCGGTGTTCCTGTCATTTCGTTTGCTCCTTTCGTTTGTTTGTAATTGTATTATACATTATTAAACTATGCTTGTCAATACATTATTAAACTATTCTTTCATTTTTTCTAATTCTTTTGTAACGCAAGATAACACAAATTCAGAAACACTCATATTCCGCAAAGTTGCAGCCGCTTTTAGCTTTTGTTTTGTTCCTTTTGGTGACATCACTGTAATTCTGTCGTAGTTTTCTTTTTGATATTTTGCAATATATGACAATTCTTTCTCTTTTTCTTTGAATGCCATGTCTGCACCTCCTTTTCTATTATTAGAATAGTATCATATTAAACTATGCTTGTCAATTAGTTTTAATGTTTACATTATATAGGTAAAAAACAACTTTCAGAATTTTTTTAAAATTATTAAACTATGCTATTGACTATATTATTGAACTATGCTATAGTTATCTCAACAAATAAATAAAGCCGGTGACCACCTACCAAGCGAACACCGGCACCAATCAAAAAAGAAAGGTAGCTATATTATAGCACAGGTAAAAAGAAATGAGAAGAACAAACAGCAAGGAAGTTAAGGCAGCAGTTAAAAATTATTTAGTAGAGGTTGCACAGAGCGAAGAGCTTAACACAATTAAGGACATTAAGGAAAAGTTTATAAGTGAATACGGCTGGGCGATTGCAAGACTTGGAGAGCGTAACGCTTGCATAGAATGGTTAAGAGGTTTAGGCGTCGGCGTTGATTATAGTTATTATGACATCATCCAGCTTATGGCTGAATGGTTAGACGAAAGCACAGAAGAAGCCGAAAAGTGGCTTGACAAGCGCGGCGATAGACTTTACTGGGATTTATTAGCAAGGGAGATTTTAGCAAGCAAATAATCGGCAAGGTTGGTTTTCACCGGGGTTCGATTCCCCGGCTTGCCTTTACCCGGAAACGGAAAAAATTGAAAATGCGGAGGAGCGAGAAAATGAAAATTATAGAAAAATCGAAAATGCTTGACGGCACAGAAATACAACTAGAGGATTGGCACGACAAAAACACAAAAGATTATAATGATTTATACGGTTATGTAATAGGTGTATATCCAGTTGCTAAAAATTCCGGTCGTTTTGGTTGGGTAAAATCCGGAGAAAAATTTAGAATATCAATTAATTATAATAAATATGCAAATTATACTGATGAAATGGTGTTGAATGATTTTGAAGCGTTAAAAAATGGAGAAAAAACATTATCAGATTTAAAAGATCATTTTTTTAATAACTTTAAAGATCAATTTTATTTAGGAATCATAGATTTTGAACCTTGACAGCCGCCGCAGAGGATGGCCCCCGGGCCACCCCCCGCGGGGGGACGACCATTC